ATGTCGCGTAATTTTAAAGGTAGTTTTATCACTCTTCCGGAATATTCAGATATAAAGCCGGTAAATGTCTTTCACCGCCAGCTTCAGAAATACGAAATTCCGAAAACCGGCGTTCCGGAGAATCTCCACGTGCTATACCGAGCCGAATTTCGGGTGGAAAAACCGAAAAAAACCGTCATTTATATAACGGCGGACGACTATTACAAGCTGTATATAAACGGCAGTTTTGTCTCCCAGGGACCGGCACCGGCTTTCAACTTCAAGTATTATTACAACGAGCTTGATATCACCGATTATATAAAGCCCGGAAGAAATGTAATCGCGATCCATACCCTCTATCAGGGGCTGATAAACCGCGTCTGGATATCCGGCGACGGCAGGCTTGGTCTTATCTTTGACATCGAAAGCTGCGGGGAAATAATCTGCTGTTCCGACGAAAATGTAAAATGCGTCGTCCATGACGGTTTTTCCGCTCTTTCCGTGACCGGCTATGCGACTCAGTTTATGGAAAGATACGACAGCCGCTCCGACAAAGTCAGATTTGAGCGCATTGATTACGACTGTTCGGATTGGAGTAACGCCGCCGAATGTATTTACAGCGATCATGTGCTTGTCCCTCAACCCTCCCGTCAGCTTGTTTTTGAGACAATAAAGCCGAAGACAACAAAGCGCTCTGGCAATACGACAAAAGTCGATTTCGGCGGATGTTATGTCGGCTATCTGAACCTTGAAGCCGCAGGAAATCCTGGGGACAGAATCGTCATCCGCTGCGCGCAGGAGCTGAACGCCGACGGCAGCATAAGATATCAACTGAGAGCCAACTGTAAATACGAGGAAGATTGGCTGCTTTCCGGCGGTATTGATACGCTGGATCAGTTCGACTATAAATCCTTCAGATATGCCGAAATCACGCTGTTGGACGGAGCCGAGATTAAAGATATCTCGTTTACAGTCCGTCACTATCCTTTTGAAGAATACAGAAAATGCAAGTCCGACGACCCGGTTCTGCAGCGAATATGGAATCTCTGCTCCCATTCGCTTGAATACGGCGTTCAGGAAGTTATTCAGGACTGTATGGAGCGGGAAAAGGGACAGTATCTCGGCGACGGCTGCTTAACTTCCTGCACTTACGCGGTGTTGACCGGCGACCTTGCAATTATGGAAAAGCTTATCGACAACGCCTTTGACACGGCTTTTATCAACGGTGGTCTGATGACCTGCTTCCCCTGCTCGTTTATGCAGGAGATCGCCGAATATGTGCTGATGCTGCCGCACCTGCTGCTGGCTCACACGACGCTTTCCGGCTCAGCCGATTTCGCCTCCGGATATTACGACAAGATGGCGTCGGTGCTTGATTATTATAGGGATAATTACGAGCGGGAAGACCTGCTTCTCTACGACCTCGACAAATGGTGCGTCGTCGACTGGCCGGACAACTGCCGCGACGGCTACGCCTTCAATCTTTCGGAAGGCAGGATTGCCGAAGGAACGCACAGCGTAATAAACGCCTATTATGTCGGCGCCGTAAAGGCGATGAACCGCCTTGCCGGCATCACCGGCAGACCGCCGTTTCGGGACGCCGAACCGCTTGTCGCCGCTTATAGAGAGAATTTCTTTGATAAGGAAAACCGCCGCTTCACCGATATACCGATGAAAACAGACGCTGCGGGAGAGCGCCATTCCGCGCTTCCGTCAAACGCTTTCGCTCTCTGTTTCGGTCTCTGCCCGGACGCGGAAACCGAGGAAAACATCATCTCGATGATAATGAGTCGCCCCGCGACCGACATGGCGTTCTTCGGCACCTTCGCCGCGCTGATAGGTCTTAAGCGGTTGGGCAGGGAAGAAGATATCAATAAGCTTCTCAAAAACGAAGGCCGCTGGCTCAGGATGATGAACGAAGGCGCCGACGTGACCTATGAAGCGTGGGGACGGGACGTAAAATGGAACACCAGCCTCTTTCACCTTTGCTATACCTATCCCATCCTATTCCTCTGCGACTGGGGAATTGAACAGGCTTTCAGCTGAAATAATTCAAATAACAAATAACAGAAAAACGGGCAGCTTATAAAAAGCGCCCGTTTTTTGATGCTATCGCATAAACATCGCATCCCCGATGCTCACGGGATATCATCATTACTCGCCCAGAAATGGCGCTTATAAATTACGCAAGTCCTTATCTCTGTTGACTTGCTTCCTCACAAACCGCCTGTGACGCCTTTTAAGGCGTTTTTTTATTTATCGGACGTTTCCTCGTCTTTCGTCTTAACTTTGAATCCGCGCAGTCGCTACGGCTTTATACGCGACATTACGGCGCTTAGTCCGAATCGGTTTTGCCTTCTCCCTTTTCTCTCAGGTCGGAGAGGTCAAGAGTGATATTATGTATTCCGTCAACAAAGGTTAGTTTGCAGCCAAAATATTCGGAGATTTTAATTAAGTCATCCGCCGTGAAACTATTTCGATACAGCTTATTGCTTAATGCCTGTGAAGAAATCCCAAGTGCTTCTGCTACTTCACCGGTTTTTTTACCGTACATACTCATAAGCGCACGCAATTTATTGTTTATAGACATGTTGCACTTCTTCTTTACTATGAATTAATTCGAGTCGTTTTCTTCTTCTGCGCTATCTCTCAGGTCAGACAGGTCGAAAGTAATTTTATGCTTATCGTCAATGAGTGAGAGTTCACATTCGAGGAAGTCTGCAAACTTTATTAAATCTTCTGCTGAAAGGCTTCCACGGCTCAATTTGTTTCTCATCGCCGGTTCCGATATTCCAAAATATTTTGCCGCTTCGCGTTGCTTCTTGCCTTTTATTTTCATTACTGCGCGTATCTTGTTACTGATTGACATTCTATCATCTCCTTTTGCTAATTTATTATATTATACTGCTTTTAATTACATTTGTCAATTATAACGTAGAAAAAAATAATCAAAATTAATACATTGCCCTATTGACAAATGCAATCAAATATGATACAATAATATCATCACACAAGACCAATGTGTTGAATTGCAATACAAAACGTTTAACGAGGTAAACGCCATGAAAAAAAGAAATTTGAAGAACGACAACGCGAACCCGGAAGTATTCGAGATGATTGCTTCCATACTTGACAGATTCGGATATAACGCCGAACTGAAGGAGCGAGAGGACGAGATGCGCAAGCCCTGTGCATATTGGAATGAGGAAGCCGTAAACCAATATGCATTCGGTTATGTAAACGGCTATTTAAAAGCAGTCGAAGAAATAAAAGCTGCGTTCGGGATTCTGAAAAAGTAACGTTATTGAGACTCCCGCGAAAAGACGTAAGGTAAAACCTGCGTCTTTTTTGTTTTGCCATAGAAATTTTTTCCATCGTTTTTGCTACGCTTTTGCTAAACGTTTTGCTATTGTTTTTGCCATGGCAAAATGAGTAGCAAAATTTCTTTCAAGCTGACGTCAGTAGTGTGACGGTAGGTTTTATGCTTTATTAACGCTGTTAAATAACCAAAAAACCCTTATAGCATATACACTAATTTGCCTTTGTTAATCAGAATATTTTTGATAACAGTATCACCTTTTTTTATTATCAGATGCATCGTTTCAAGCAATCTGAACGGCTATTTTATACTCTCATTGCTCAAAACGAGTTATTTTTCAGTAAAAAGGGGGTATAGGGGTTATATTTATGTTTATGTTTATGTTTATGTTTATGTTTGTATTCCGTTGGTATACGAGTGGAATACGAGTGGTATACGACTGGTAAAGTAGTATTAAACTTCTTTTTTCCATCGTTTTTGGATGTTCTTTGTATTTCTCGATACTATCCGTTGATACTTATCGTTATTTCGGTCGATATCTTTTTTCATGATATCAAAAACCCGTGCCGCCGGTCCTGTCAAGTTTTCCGGCTCGACACCATCAAGAAAATAGAAAACCGTTGCTTTAATTGCTTTTGCTGCTTCTTCATCCGGCAAAAGAGAATAAATCAACGCTGCTTCTTTATAAGTCATAAAGCCCGGTGCGCATTGTTGTTTATCGGTACTCATCTGCCACTCCTTATTTTACGTATATCGTCATCTCTGTTTTATTGAGCTTAACGCAATCAACCATTCGGCTGAGAAGTTCTACCGGCATATGGGCTTCTGCGTTGAAAACTCTGACGAAAGATGCCAGCTGTTGCTCGTTTTTCGTGACTACAATCGGAATATCATCCCTCGAAGGGATAAACTTATATAAGAAATCGTGTAAATTCATTATTCATCCTCCGTCTTTAAATCGTATGTCGCAATGTTGCACGGGTCTTTGTAATCTAACCGATACGGAATGGTCTCGCCTTTGTTATATTTCGGACTCCAATAGGCGTACCATCCAGCTCGCTTATTGGGAGTGATATTAAGCTTGTATGTATATAGCTTCCCGTCCTCCGCTTTTACGGTTATCTCATCGGGAAAGTCAATCTGTACAGCTTCGTGAGTCCTTTCGCACTCAGCCGCTTCGATTTCCAAGTCATATATCAGTCTGCAATGTCGGCACTGATATTTTCTTTCGACTATCTCATATGGCATCTTTGTTCTCCTCTCTGTTCAACACATACGCTAATTTGGCAGCGGTATCGAAGCGTGTAATATATTGTACTGCGTATTCTCGGTTATGCTCCCATCTGGCAGCGCGAGGCTGTATAAGCCGAAAGACGCCAAAGCCACGAGCAGGCGTTTCGGAGTCTTCTTGCCACTCCGAAACCGCCCAGTAGCCTTTGTTTACATCTTTCCATCCGCCATTCAAAATATCGCATAGCCTCGTTGCTATTTCGAGGTTCGGAATCCACCAGCCGCTCACGGCATACTCAACATTACCGCTATCACGATACCGCATCATGGTGTAGTATGTTCTGTCGCTATTTCTTTTGGCGGTTAATATCCAATAGCTGTTCATGCCTGTTTCCTTCCTTTTTTCACCCGTTATATTTTTTTAGCCCGCGTAGCTTTTTCATCAATTTCCAGCTACGTTCATACTGTTGCATATAATCCGCGATATTCATGTCTTTTAAACCCTGCGGAATAGTCAGCTTGTCTATTATGCCGTCTTTCATGATAATGAATGCCGTCTTGCTGATATACTGCTTGACGATTCTTCCGGCATAACCTCGCTCGTTAAGCCAATCTACGACATATTGTTCTTCTTTAGATAAGTTCCATTTAGCGCCACTTGTATCTATCATTCGTACCTACCTTCCCGCCGGTCTTATCGGCTCATTCGCCCTGCCATCCTCAGCGCGAGTAGGGCTGTTCTCGCGGACGGGCTTTCGCCCGTTACGGCTTTATTTTTTGCTTGCTAAAAATCCTTCAATAAGCTCTTTTACTGTTTTTCCGGATTGCTTAGCAATTCCCGCAGTATCTTGCAGAAGCTTCTTTTCGCCGATGCCATCTTTTTCAATACTATAACATTTAGCAAATTCATCTAACTGCCAAGAATCGAGATTGTTTTTGTCGCAAAAATCATGTATCCACGAAATTGCTCTTGCGTTAATTTCTACATACTCCTTTGCAATTCCATCACTCAAAAAGGAAACGCCTGTCACGTTTTCGGGTTCTGCAAAAGCATTTTTGTGAGCGAAAAAATCCTCAATTTCTTTCAGGCAGTCAAAGCATATCGCTTTCGAAGAAATACCTACTTCAAGGATAATTCTTGTCTTCTTGCCGCAGTATACGCACTTCTGCATATGGTAGTTTTTTGTTTCAATAGTGTAAGCTGTTTTCATTGTATTTCTCCTTATCCTTCGTATCCTTGCCATTCCCCGTCGTACAGGTCTCCGGAGATGGTCGTCATTACTTTCAGCTTATACTGTTCGCCATACACCAGTTTGAATATGGATACTTCGTCTTTGGTGAACTTATAAGGACTGAAAACCTCGGTGCCTTTGAACTCGCCTTTGTCTGCTTCAACGAAGTGTCCGACTCTGCCGTATCGGTTGTCGCTTCCTTTTATCCGGTAGTAAATACCGTAGTATTTTGTTTCGGGGTTTCCGGCTTCCGGCTTGTCTTCCATTACATCGCCTATTCCGTAACAGGTGTTTTTCGGTGAAGTAACGCTGCATCCGTTTTTCAAGCACCAGGAGTATTCGCCGTACTTGGTTATTCTAAGTCCTTTGTGCTGGCAATATCTGCAATCTCTCATTGTATTTCTCCTTACGAATATTATAATATCTTCCTTACGATTATAATTATAACATATATTCGGAGAAATGGCAATAGAAAACCTTAACAAAATCAAAAGATAAGTGTAGAAATTACGAGTGTGTAAGCGCGGTTTTTTGGGCATTATGCCACCGGCGGTAATTTGCGTTGTAAGGCGATTTTAGAGCGGTTTGCTTTTGGCAATCAATTATGAAGGTTATAACTAAAACACGAATCTTTCCAGTCGTCAGGAGTTTATACGCGATGTTTCCGACATTTGTGTCGGGAACATATTCAGGCAAACAAAAAAAGCCCTCCGCACAGGGTAAGTTCCCATGCGAAGGGCTAATATTAATACAGGAGGAGGATTAAGCTTTTTTAAGATACCTTGAAGAGCAGTAGCCGAGTTGTCCGTCTGACGTCAGGACATAGTACCACTTGGTTCCGTTTGTCGCGACGGTGTAAAATCCGTAGTTATTTACAACCGTATTATAGGGAAGGACACCGAGGCTCTTTTTTGTCGTCCCGGCACCGGCTCTTATATGAAGTCCGAAGCGAGCATTTACTTTGTATCTGCCAGCTATTGCCTTGTCGTATTTCTGAGCCGGTTCAACGTTTGAACTCGTCTGCTGAACCGAAGAACCTGAAGATGTCGTCCCGCCGGAATACTTCTGAAACAGGGTCTTTGCATACTCCCCTCGGTTTGCACCGACTGTTTCTTTGTTTGCCGGAACTTCATACTTCACACACCAATTATAGGCGGCGTTGTAAGCTCCCTGTTCGGTATTCGGGACAGCTTTAATTGTCGAGTATACGGTCTTGTAGTGAACTTCAAGCTCATATTTCAAAAACCAGAGCTGACCGTCAAGGGTCGTGTCATCTTTTTTGTTTTTGGAACACCAGTCTTTAAGGCGGGTCCATCGGGTTTTATGCCATTGACAGATGCCATAAGACGTTCCGTTATCTCCGAGAGCTTTCGGATTGAAGCCGCTTTCCGACTTGATGTTTGACAGGATGCCACAGGAAGCGGCGACATTCAGCTTCATCACCTGAGTGAAAAAGTTGTAGCAGGTTTCTTCGTTGTCTTTCCCGACAGCGTAACCGCCGGAAGTCGAGGAAGATGCTGTCGAAGTTCGCGGTGGGACGACGGGTTCAGCTTTCGCATCGTATTCGATGTAGGGAAGCTTACCTCGCTTCGTCCATCGCCGTGCGTTATAACCCGCCTTTGTCCCGATGTTTCCGACTGCGGTTATCTGTACGCAGTTTTTCCACTTCGGGGTACATTCAACCGCAAGCCCATCTCCGATGTAAAGTCCGATATGTCCTCTACACCAAAGAGCTTCCCCGATGAGGAGATTGCTAAAGTCCGTCGATACATCTTTACACAAGCGTATCATGCCATCTGCGCTTACGTCGGGTACGCCGTTTGTTGCGTAAATGGCACCGCCGTATGTTTTGGATTTATCTCCGCTCCATCCCCAGAGAACGCTTTTAAGAAGACATACACAGTCAAAACCGAAGGTGTCATCTGTGGCGGCATTAATCATCCGCTGGCGGACAGCACTCTGGTTGTAAACGTGGTGGTTTATATACCGCTTCTTATTTGCAACGTTAAGCGGGGAGCCGATGCAGCCCATTACATACAGAGTTTTGTAGTTAAGGGCGATGTCTCGGAGTTTCTTTGCGTACTCAGTCGCTTTCATCAATATTGCCATGCGTCTCTCCTTGTTCTGTTGCTCCGAAAACAATGTACTCCGTAGTAGGGTTGCTATTTACATATAATTTTGCGGCTTCGTTGTTGTCGAGCATATAATTCATTTCATCGAGCGCACTATCAACGAGTTTAGAGAAAGTATCGAAGGAAATAATTATTGCGAGCCACGGGAATGTGGCAGCGAACATATCATAGACATAACGGAGTTTTAGCTGACCGGTTCCGGAACCCAGATGCTTTTCAGCTTCCGTAGTTGCCCACAGCAGCCACTCCTTGATGTTAGCAAGCTGCTGGTCGGTCGATTTCTTAAAGAAACGAACAACGAAAACAACAGCCATGACGATGACTGCAAGCAGTCCGAAGATGATAAACCAATTATCAATAATGCAATCCATTTGTATTTTCCTTTCTTACCCGACAGGTTCATCCGGGTCTCCTGAGTTTTCAGGTTCATCGGGATAAATTTCGGGAGGTTCTTGGCTTGAGAAATTGTTACCGCCTCTTGAAAACCATATCTTACCGATGTTTTCAAGTCCGGCTTTGATGAGGTATGCGAATACGCAGTTTTGAACTATTTGACTCGTCTCGGTTATAAGCTCTCCGAGATAGCTAAGGTCCATAAAGGCATACATCATGTACATAGCATAAACCTGAACGATGACGTAAAAGATAAAACATATCAACACCGCCTTTTTTGAGAACTCCCATACCCAGAGAAGGGAATGGGAGGATTTATGAACCCTGTCTTTTAGCTTGTGTATTTTTTCTTGCTGTTCAAGCTTGCGCTTGTACCGGTCGAGGCGTTTCCGGCGGAGATTGCCGAAAAAGTCTTTTATTGTGTTTTTGGAGGATTTCATAATACCTCCTTAATGCTTGGTTAACGGAAGGGAATTTACCTCATTCATCAGTACATCAAGGTCACCGTTTCCGCCGAGTTTATTGTGATATACCGAGTGCATATCGTTTAACCGGCGTCGTGCGTCAAAGTCAACTTCTTGGTCGTGAAGATAACTTTGTCCGAGATTTTGAATACGGTCGAGAAGAATAATTTGCAGACCACCGGTCAGGGCGTCTATTTTTTGTTCGGTAATCTGCCTACGTTCTTCTTCGAGTTGCTTTTGTCGGTCGGAGTCTGCCGTCGTTTTGTCCTCTTTTGCAGCCTTACGGTTCAAGCGCCATTGAATGAGGTTGTCTATGAGCTTTATAACGGCAGCGGCAGATGCTCCCGTTAAAAGGGATATCAAGATTTCTGCTTGCATATTTTATTTCTCCTTTCCGTAAGACTGCTTGTCTCCGGACGGCTCATAGCCACCCGTATTGGCAGAAAGAATTGTGCTTGCTGTTTTTAATCTCACATTATTGAAAACCTCCTTCTATCGAATTAATGTAACCGCCTATTCCGGAAGCACCTCGTTCTGCGGTCACTCTGAAATTAAAGGCATATCCATTTACGGCAGTTTGATTTAGAAAATGGTAAGTTAAATCCTGTATCACCGCGCTTGTACAGTCCTCCCAGACCGGAGAAGCATCTTTCGCATTATTGGTTACTTCCACTTTGAATTCGCCATCCGCAGGGAAGCTGCCAACAACTGAGACGATGCAGACGGTGATTGGAGAGCCGTCGCCTTCCATTGGTGTCGTGAAGGTGATAACAGCTTTCGTAACTTGCTTTGTGAATGTCAGCGTGTGAGTCGTCGTTACTTTACCATCTGATGCTTGTATAGTAAGGGTGTGATTGCCGTTGAGGATTTTTTGGAAGTATTCGCCGGTTACTGCGAAGCTGTTATTTGCTCCCTTAGTTGCCGTGAATGTACGCTTGACTTGGTTATCGAGCTTTTCAGTTACAGTTACATTGTCGGCAGCATCTGCGTCGTTCACCGAATAACTGATACTAAATCCGGCGGATTTTGTACCGAGGTTTGTTCCACTTGCATAAGAGCAAGAAATGACCGGTGCTGAGTTGTTTGTAACCGTTCTTTTAGCGGATGTTTTATAGTCGGATACAATATACGGGTCATATGCTCTGACTCTGTATTGAACGGTATTCCATCCGAAAGTAATGCTATCGGTATAACTCAGATTTTCACCTTTATATACCTGTTCAAATGCGCCACTGTTTACGCTTCGTTCAAGCTCATATCCGGACAAATTTCCGTCCGGGTCAGTTGACTGTCCCCATGAAACCACAAGCGTTCCGCCGCCATAAACATCTACCGGAACGGAGATTGTCTTCGGAACCGTCGGGGGTTGATTGTTAATAACGGTTACTCGAGTGCTGGTTTTATATGCAGACTCAGCATTGAGATTGTCGTAAGCCTTAACACGATATGTTACCGACGGTGTTCCCATTACAACGCTATCAGAGTATGTGGTCTCCGCCCCCTGATATATCTGCGTCCATGTAGCACCGCTGTCTGTGCTTTTTTCTAACTTATAACCCGCAAGGTTATTGTCTATGTCACTCGATGCAGCCCAAGTAATTACAATACTGCTTCCGCCGAAAATTTCAGTTGGTACAGAAATATTTGACGGAACAGTCGGAGCGGTGTTACTGACAACATTTCTTACGTCCGATGTTCTGTATCCGGATGTAGAGTACGGGTCATATGCTCTTACCCGATATTGCACCGTACTCCATCCATAAGTGATGCTGTCGGTGTAACTCAGGTTAGCACCTTTGTATATCTGAGTAAAATCACCGCCTCCGACACTACGCTCTAATTCATATCCGGCAAGGTTTCCGTCCGGGTCAGTTGACGCTTCCCACGAGATGTCAATGGTTGTCCCACCCATGATTGAGGAGGGAACAGTAATGGAGGGCGGGGTTGACGGAGCGGTGGATGGTTGAGCGTCCCACTCGACTGTATAACATCCGTCAGGGTCGGTCGTACTGCTGACTAACAAAGAAGACGAAAGGTTTACAGCGGGGCGAACACCAATATAACCGGAATTATCGTTAGCACCTGCACTAATACTGCCACTTGTATTAATATATCGAGAAGCGTATGCAGTTGAATAATACGGAGTCCTTAGCCACCAATTCCAGTTATTGGAAACCACTGCGGGTTTAGTAGTTGAAAGAGTATTCTCATAACACCCAGATGTTAGTTTTGCTGCGCATGGGTTGCTATCCAGGTAGTATCTCCACGGAGTTCCCTCGGCAATGCCATTTTCATTACCTTTCCAGAGTTCAGACTGGGAAGGTAAATATATTTTTCTGTTTATATCCTCATAAGAGCCAATAGAGCCTGATTCAGGAATCGATGAGGCAACGCGAATGGTGGTTAATAATATCGCAGCTTTCTCGTTTTCGGTGAAATAATATAGAAAACCCGGACGTGCAGCATATTTTGTGCCATGTGATACATATGAGTCGTTGTTTGGCGACTGGTCTAAGTCATGCGCATCTACATACCATGTTCCAGCCGCATTATCTTTGTTTAACCATTGGTCGATGTTTGAAACTGAATATCGGTTATTGCCTCTTTCTGCTCTACTTGGGTCATTGTGCAACGGTTCTGTTGTGCCACATTCATTAACCTCCTTTCGGAATATCAATCACATTACTGGAAGCCTCCTTGAATAGATGTGATGTAGCCACCGATATTGGATGCGCCTCGCTGCGCAGTAACTTTAAAATTGAAAGAGAACCCGTTTGCAGCGCTTTGGTTCGTGAACACGTAGTTTTGTCCCTGCTTTGCGGCGCTCGTGCAGTCTTCCCAGACCGGAGAGGTGTCCTTTGCGTTGTTTGTGACCTTAACCGAGAATACAGCGTCGGCAGGAATGTTGCCGTTTACGTTGATAACGCAGACAGCTATTGCCGTTTCGCTATCCATCGGAGTTGAGAGAGTTATTTCAAGCGCATTTACCAGCTTTGTGAAGGTCAGAGTATGCTTCGTTGTTGCCTTACCGTCGGATGCCTCAATAGTCATCGTGTGTGAGCCGTTAAGTACCTTCTGGAAGGTCAAGCCGGTTACGGTAAAATATTGAGTCGCTTCTTTTATCGCCGTATATGTGCGGATAACCACATTGTCTATCTTTTCCGTTACGGTAATGCTGTCGTCGGTGTCGGCATCGTATACCGAATAATTTATGGTAAACCCGCTTGTCTTTGTTCCGAGGTCGCTCCCGCTTGCGTAAGAGCATGAAACGGTCGGAGGCGTGTTGTTGATGACAAGACGCTCGTTTGAGGTCGCATATCCGGATGAAACATAGGGGTCATACGCCTTGACTCTGTACTGTACTTTCGTCCATCCGGCAGTTATCGTGTCGGTAAAACTTAATCCCGTTCCCTCGTTTATCTGAGCGAAGGCTTCCCCGTTGACGCTTCGTTCAAGCTTGTATCCCGACAAATTCCCGTCCGGGTCGGTTGACGCAGTCCATGTAATTGTGATAGTGCTGCCGCCGTGAACCTCCGCCGGAACTGTGATGCTCGGAGGAGTTGACGGGGGTTGATTGTTAATAACCGTGACTTGTGCGCTTGTCTTATATCCCGACTCCGCACCGGCGCTGTCATAAGCCTTTACACGATACATTACCGATGTTGTGCCGGATGCAACGCTGTCCGGGGTTGTCGTCGCCGGTCCTTGATAAATCTGAGTCCATGAAGTTCCGCCGTTTGTGCTTTTTTCAGCCTTGTATCCCGACAAGTTATTATCAGGGTCAGTTGACGCTTCCCACGAAATGTCAATAGTCGTACCGCCCATTATAGACTCAGGAACGGTAATTGAAGGAGGGGTTGACGGAGCGGTGTTAGGAACAATGTCTCCATTATCGTTAACGAGTATCGAAGAATCAAAGACTAACGCAACACGGAAATATCCTCCTGGTTCTGTATCTCGTGAGTGCACAATTCCACTATATTGTACTTGATGAGTTTCATTAGTGTTGTTGATATTAGCACTACGCAGAAGCCAAGAAGAATCGTACCCACCAGTTGTTTTTGCCATTCTTCTATTTTTAGCTTGCGTAGTGGTACCAGAATAAAAATAGTCAAGCTTTGAGCCATCAACAGGTAGTGACGATACGTCGTTAGTTGAAACGCCCACCTCATATCCCGAGAGTAGGAATATTTTTGTTGAAAGACCGCTTGCACCGGTTTTTGTCGTGCCTCCCGAACCGGTGCCTTTGCGGTATGGAATCTTAACTGTTTTAATAACTGACCGTACTCCCGATTCGATGTAGTCAAAAAAAGAGCCGTTTAAATAACTATGAGCTTCTGAGTTTTCGTAGTCGTTATCTGTGGCATCCCATTGCCCCATTATGAGTGCCTCTTTAGACAATAGCCAAGTAGCGTTACATGATTCGTCATATAAAGCAGATGGTTTCCCTTGATGAACTACTAAAAATTCTATCCTTTCGCCATTCCGTTTAAAAAAGACGCTGCTTCCTATTGATTTTGAACCGATTGTAGGCATTATATTATCCTCCCTTATCGTTAAAACTCTATTCTTTGAGCTGAGGTGTTCCAGACGCCCTGAACATTCTTGCCGTCAAGCGTAGCAAATGTTACAGTGAACTGGTTCTGGTCTACGCCGGTATTGACGATGAGTTCAAGCAGCGTTACTCGTGAGTCCAAGTTGTTAAGCAAGTTAATTATCGAGTTATGAGCCTCCGAGTCGGCGTTGTGCGCGGCTATCAATTCTGCTGCTGCTTCAAGGAACTGCGGGAGCATCGTAATTGTGCAGTAGTTTTCGACGTCCTCAGCAGTCATCCATATTTCGCAGTTATAGTCAACTGTAACTCCATAGCCTTCGCCGATGACGATGCTGACCGGGAAGCGTCTTACGTCAACGCCGGTGGTTGACATTGCGCTTACCCATTGCGGATAGTCGCCGAGGCATCCGTAGTAGATAAGCACCTCGCCCTCGTCCGGGTCGTAAGCATAAACGCCGAACTCACGGAGCCAGAAGCCGTAGTCAAGACCGCCGTTAAGGTCGGAGCGGTATTCGACTATCATCTTGACGCAAGCGCCGTTATATGTCGGCGTTGACGATGTTCCTTGCGCTACCGGCTCAACAAGGTCGGTTAAAGTTCGGGGTTGTACGTCATCAGGGCATATACCGGTGCCAACCATTATTCGGGAAAGGTTCAACTGCTTTCCCGCTACAAGTTTGGCAATCAACGCCCTGCCTTTATCGGTAACTGAGAATCCATAGTGGCTCATTTTTTATATATCCTCCATATTCGGCAGATTTGTTTGTGTTACGTTTTGTCCCGCCGGAATTACTTCAGCGGTGTCGGTGTAATCTATGTCCGCACCGAACTCCGGTAATGTTGTACTGCTGTACCCGTGTCCGCCGACGGCACTCGTCAATAAATAGTTTCTCATCTCCGGCGTGACCGTATAAGCGATGACTTTTATTGCCACACCGGCGGCTTTGATGAAGGGAGCGGTTAAGAGCATAGCGGCGTTGTCTTGCGGCGTCAGCTCACTTGTTTCAAATATCATAGTTGCCGGAATATCGGGACTCTCGCTGTAATACAACGGTTTGTCCCAGAACATCCGGAAGGCGTTTATGATATTTGCGTAAGTGCAGGTGCAGGTGTTTTTCCATATCTTGTAGATAAGATATTTCCGGTATTCTTCGTCATCGATTACAAATACCGACTCGTTGATACAAGCCAGCTCACCGGCTTCTTTGCGGCTGAGAACTACGATATCGCCGACGCCGTCAAGCTGTTTCCCGACAGCCGTTTGCACTCCGCGAAGGTTCTGAAGGTCAAGAAAGTAATTAAATACGTCGTTGAGCTGTTTCCCGATTGCTTCACTTAAAGCATCAATGACTGGTTTTTCTTTGAATTGTTCTACGAGGTCAGCTCGCAGTTTCTCAACATATTCAGGCATTGATTACCACTCCTATCATGCTTTCGGACGTGACTGCCCTTTCTCTTGCGGAGATGCTAACGCTGCGCTCGTCGTATACAAAGCCGGATTCCGAAGGGTCGGTTGAGGAATGCAGAAGTATGTCAAAATAGTCAATGCCGGGAACTTTGTTATATAGCTCATCCGTAAACTTCTGAGGAACGACGTCACTTCCGGCTTCTACATCCTCCATACAGGAAAGAATGGTTTCTTTGATAAGTTCCGCGTAGTTTGTCGGAGGGTTTGTTTTTGTACTGAATGTTACGCCGACTTGGAAATAAACATAAATTTTGACAGGTCGGTTAAACCGTATATCGATATCCTCACCATATGCGCCTTTAAGCGTCACGGTTATGCCGTTTTCGCCCTCAACACAATAAGTGCTGATGCCGCCAGCTTTCGTGTATAGTATCTGGTTCGCAATTTCGGTATTGTCACCGCCGTCAACGACGATTTCTACACTATGCGGCGGTCGTCCCATGTCGTCAGTTACATTCGTGTCATTTTCGTAAACAGCAACGGTCTGGACGCCCTGAACGTTTTCCAGAATTGCGCTGCGAATACTTTCAAGCATCCGGTAAGAACGGTTATATATTTTATCTATATGTGATTCCCGAAACTCGCTGTCAGTTTCGGTAAGTCGTCCGGCGATATAAGACCCGACATTGACGACAGATTGAAGTCCTGCTACAGAACGAACGATTTTTGTAACAACGCCATTCGGGATTACTATATCGCCGTATTCTTCGGTCGGGAAGGACACGATTGTTCCAACGGTTCTGGTTGTCAGATTTTCGGACAGCACCATTGTATTTGAGCTAACCTCGTCTTCGGATGCAATTATAAGCGCACTTTCTTCGATTATTGCCGTGAAGTCGTTTCCGTTTATCTGCTCCGCAAGGTTTTCGAGAGTGTCCGCAGTATACAGCGTTCCATTTAAAACAATACTGAGAGCCGCCGTGTTTCCCTCGGAAGCGATGACAACCGCCGCTTTGTTAAATCTCGTGCGGGTTATCTCCGAGGCTTCGGTTGATACAAGATTAATAGCTGGGTTAGTATCAGTAGCAAGAATAGTTCCAGCAGGAATTACCGTGCCGTCAAGTCCGGTGCAGAGGATATAGTAGTACGATTTTGCCGGCATTTCTCTTGTAATGCCGCCAAACTGCAAGCAGTTGTCAAGGCTGCTGCCCTCCGCCGAAGATGGGTATTGTGAGAAATAGACGTGCGTGCCGTACTCCCATAACTCCGCTATCTGGTCGGCTATGTTTGTAAGCAGATGGTTAAGCAGCGATTGAGGATTCTGACGGGTGTTCACACCGAGTTTTCCGGACATACTCTCGTGCATTTCTTCCCGTATAACGTCTAACCTTTTAGGGTTCGGTCCTTGTTCAGTTAATCCGTATTTTGCCAAGTGATGCTCACCTCCTCCCTGAAGGTTTCTTCGTCAGTTGTAAAAGCAATTTTGATGACGGCTTCCCGCGTCCGGTTGTTAACGGATAAAGTGATGCTTGTTACATCAGTTACGCCATCAACTTCCATAACGGTCTTCCGAATAAGGTGGCGTATCTTCGCTTCACTCGGATTCTTAACCAGCACGTGTTCAAAGTGAGGGAAACCCATAGAAGGACCGAGCCGCCACTCTTTAAAAAACCATAGCAGTCGAACACGTACCGCTTGACAAACGCTGTCCGTTATGAGAATGTCGCCGCCGTCGGTCAACTCCAAGTCGCCATCATTTGTGAGCTTAAAGTCTAACATGGATTCACCATCCTTAATTCGGAGCAGAAGTCGCGCCGTCGCCGGTTGTATGCGTATGAGTGCTGAGAGCGACTCCGTTGCCGGTTACTTCGCCGGTTGCGGTTATCGCTCCGGTGTTTGATATATTTCCACCGCCGTTGATGTTTCCGTTGATATTATGATTGCCGGTTGTATCTACATTACCGGTTATATTTACATTGCCCACGATGTTCACCCTGCCGATTATATCAACGCCTCCGGGATAGACTTTCATTTTGGTGTTACCGGCTATTATGACGACAGCATCATCGCTACAAGCCTCCACCATAGTTTCATCTCCGGTTACTGCGATGTTCGGGATTGCTATTGCGCTGCTGAGGTCGAACTTTAAGTCGGTTGCGGTTTCTTTTCCGTAAAGCCAATAATCAATGGCAGTTTCGGAGAAGATGAGCAGGCATCCATCACCGGGTTTAATCGGGAAAGCTATTGTTACATTCTTGCTTTGAGGGAATACGACGGGTACGCCGCTTATTGAAGGATAATCTATTGTCTTACCGTCCGGCTTCTTGTACTTCGCTTTCGGCTGAACAACCGCTTTGCCGGATTCGGGGTCATATGATTCGATGACAGCAGGGACGGCTGTATGGATGCCCTCAACAGTTTTCCGTGCAGTATCCTTTACGCCTTGAACAAATTCTTGCATCATAATCAGTCAACCTCCAACAACCGAGCGGTGCATACCCAAGAGCCTTCGTAATTGTCGCCTTCGATGACAAGCGAATAAACACGGAAATAACCGGTTACATAAATACTGTTGAGATAAACATAATCGTCAATGTTAATAGCGGCATTCATAAGGAACTCTGCATCCCAGCCGTATTGATATTGGTTATCTTCTTCCGCTATTTGAATACGCTGCGGGATGCCGATAAGTCCGGTTTCGGCTGACAGCTCATACACCTCTCGGTTCATTGTGTCGTAAGGTTTCTTTACCTGTAAAACACCGTTTTGGATGTTCCATATAAGTCCGCTTGTATTGCAAGCTTTTGTTAATACATCGGCAGCCGGTCCCACAAAAGAATAACCATTCGGAATGTCTTTAAACTCCGCATTATACGAAAATGAAACCGTCAAGCCCATCTGGTCGGCGGTGTCCTGAATAAGTGTTTTACAATTAACATTACCGGCGTAACTGACCGAAACGAAGGTGTCCCGCAACTCAATTCGGTTATCGACAAGCTCTATCTCAGTCATTACGTCAGCGCCGTCTTTTTTTGTTTTTGCAAAGGTGACTATGCCCGTGAAGATGAGCGGCATGACTGTGTTATATCCGGCTCTGAGAACTACAACACAGTCATCTTTGCTAAGTTCGGCGAGGTGTTCGGGACTAAGATTCCAAAGTGTAACCTTACCGGTGTTCGCGCTTTCCGTATCAGCTCTTTCAATCGAGAATGAAATGTGTAAGGGTCTTTCGCCCATGCCTATCTCAAAGCCGGTTGAGCCGCCTTGACCGGCGGCAAAACGATATTGTCTATCCCAATTCCTCACGGAGCTTCACCTTTCTTTCGTGATTATATAGCACCGAAAATGAACTTTGCTTTGCCGTTCAAAAAGTCATTTCTGCCGATTCTGTCAAGGTCTGTGAGAACTCCGAATACGCCGGAGGGCATATCCATTGTTCCGCAGAATAGATTTAGCGGCATTTTCGGTACAATCTTAATGCCTATCCGGATAGGATTACCGAGTGAGTCCGATATCCCGAAAGTCCAATAGTCGCAAGTGTCGTTATAGGTAAACCTTATTTGATACTGCTTTCCGTTCAGCGATATTCGGGAAACGCTGTCGTTCATATCCGGAACTTCGATGTTGATATACTCCATGCCATTGCCTCCTATCCGATGATTCCGAGGCGGGAAGCGGCATTATATAAGATTGAGCCGTTTCTTCCCGAACCGCTACCGCTGCCGCCGGTGAGCGCTCCGAGGTTGTCACCGCCGAAGATGTTTGTACTTTCAACCGATTCTCCGGCGGTAGTATTTGCTGTTCCGGCAGATGCTTCCGTTTTACCTGACTTCCCGTAAGAGTCGGGTATTGAGACTGTCGAGGTTTCGCTGACTACCACCTTTTTAAGGGTTATCGGAATTTCCCTGGCATAACCGGCTTCGGTGCTTTTTGCTATGCTGAGAGTAGTTATTGCCATATCATCATAGACAGCTTCCGATGTTGTCACCGAAACTACCTTTTTTTCAAAAAAGAGGTCTTGAAGCTGTTTGACGACTTTCTCAATTCTTCCCGCACCGCTGCCGAAGCGTTTAAGCCATGTTACCGGAGTGTCGCTAACATACAGAGTCATGGAAAGCGTCTCGGGCTTTAGAGAGATATTATCACTAACGCTAAAGCCTTTTTCTGTAGGATATTCAGGTACTTCGGCTTCGTAATCTACGCTTTGGTCTATCAGGGCATCAAACTCAATGCCGTCGATGCTGACGGGTTCTTTTGCTCTCGCCATCGTAAATCACCTACCTTGCAAACGCGAGCGCTCTTGCCATTACGGAAACTGCATCGTCGGACGCATACCGCATTGCTTCCGCACTCTTTGCTTGTCCGGCTCTGTCGCCGTTAAACGTATTCACAAATTCGTTATACTGATTAACAACGCGGGAGCTGTTGGAATTGCTTATCGTCGAGGGCTTAGCAACTGCCGCCCGTCCGAGCATAACCATTGCCTCAAAGATTCTGCCCGTTTCAAGAGCGGTAAAGACTTTTCGTCCCGCCGCTCCTGTGACGAGTTCTGGACCCTTTTCACCGGCTATAAATGTATCAGGGGTATTTGTACTCCCTGTCGCATATCCGCTAATCCCGCCAGTCGTAGGCTCTTGTACGTCGCCGCCAACGCCGAAGACCTTGTCGACTACCCAGCCGAGTCCGTCCGCTACCCACCCTACGACTTTTGCGATGCCGTTAATGATAACTCCAAGGACGTCGGCGATAGGCTGAAGAATTTGTAAAATCGGTTTCAGTATCGGGAGTACCGCTTTAAGGAGGGTTACAAGAATCGGAAGACTTGAAGTAACAAGTTTCCCCATTATTTCAAGTATCGGTTTCATAATGGGAAGAATAGCAGTAATCAGGTCGAGTACAACAGGAAGAAGCGTGGTGCATATCATTTCGAGGATAGGGATAACAGCGTTTATATACTCGATGATAAGCGGGAGGATAGCATCAATAATTTCGAGAGCTAAAGGCAAAAGGGATTCTATCAGACTTATAATAATCGGCAAAATTGTGTCGATTATCTGCATCAAGAGAGGCAACAGAATTTCTATGAAATTGATTACAACCGGTAAGATTGTCTCAATAATCATTACGAGGAACGGCAGTAACCGCTCTATTGCTCCTATAATTATCGGCAATACGGTTTCAGCGAGTCGCCCGATAAATCCGACGATTCTTTGGAGCAGTTGCAAAAATACCGGCAGCAGAGTCGCAAGCATACGCCCGAATATCGGGAGCAGCTTTTTAAAAGCGTCAAGAAGCTGCACTCCAATGGTTTTGGCGAACTCCTTGAACACTATAAGAATGTCCTTGACTTGAGACCAAAGGTCTTTACAGGCTTGTCGGAACTCATCGGTGTCAACACCGGCTTTTTTAAGCATTTCTCCGATAAAGCTGTTTTCGCCTCTCATAAAAGCGAAGAAGTCCTCAACGAGTAGTGCTATGAGTACAATGATTGCAACAATGGCAAGCATCTTCATGCTACCGGCGTTTAATAGAGTTCCTGCCGTTTTAAGGAACGTTATTATCTTTTGCCCGTTTAAAGCAACCAAAATAGCACCGGCAGTAATCGCAATAAGTTTTAATAACCTGTCCGTTCCGCCAAGCTTATCTGCAAGCCATACGAGGCGAGTTCTTACTTTTTCTATAACCGATAAAGCGGAGTTTGATATCTTGACTATTGTTCGGGCAATAGTGTCGGTAATACCGAAGGTTTCATCAAATTTCGCAAGCATCGCTCCCCAGCTATTCCGGACATTCGTTAGTGCCTCGGAGATGCTTAGGTCCATGCCGTCAAAAGCCGAATTAATTTCATCCGCGGAGTTTAAAAATGCGTCTTTGAGCTGCTGAACAGACATCTGACCTTTTGAAGCAAGGTCGAGCAGGTTTGATTTTGCGACTCCTAAACTCCGTGCCAATATGTTTGCTGACTCTGGACTTTGTTCAAGCAATACATTAAGCGTTTCGGTATCAACTACGCCTTTCTGGAAAGACTTGTTGAGACCCTGCATAACGCTCTGTATCTGCTGGTCGCTTCGTCCGGCAGTCTTAAGCAGCTTAGTTACCGTAGAGGAGAAGTTAACGGCATCCTGAACAGGAAACAACGACGAGTTAGACTTAACAAGGTTTGCAACCGTATTAGCCATTGACTCGTATGTAGTTCGGGAGTCATTCGCCGCTTTGAGGATTGACCGCTGCGCCTCTGCTACATCGCCGAGTCCTTGAACCGAACTTTTTATTGCGCGGTTAACGGTTCGAAATTCTTCGGTTAATGCGTTGATTCTGGTGAGGCTAAATCCGATGCCGATAGCACCGAGCATCTTTGTAGCCGTGTCTTTCAGGCTCTTGATACTATTTTCGACTTTTGCTTCGGATTGTTTGTCGAGGTCATATCCAAGCCTGAAACCGATATCTCTCAACGTTGTCGCCATTACTTCACCTCCCTTGCAAGGTCATTTGCCCGTCCCGCTTCGACGTCCTGCTCCATCTGGTATAGGGCATATAATTTCAACGCCTCATCCAGTGTATAGCAGGTCTTAAGTTCTTGCATCGTTGCGAGACGGGCTTTTATGAGAAGAAACATTCGCAATTCAAGCTCCGAAAAGCCGGATAAATCCAGCGTCCCGTATTTGCTTATCTCGCTGCCGGGGTCTTGATTGCTTCCGTGAGAGGTCCAAATTGGGCAGCGAGCTTCGAGAAAAAACCATTGTAGTTGATACGGATGACTTCAAACGCCAGCTTGAACATATCCTGAACTTCCGTGCAGAAAATTTCGTTGGCAAGGTCTTCCGTAAGAATAACCGCCTTATCGCTGTCTGCCGTCTGAACTGAGATGTTCTGTCCGGCAATGAGCAGGAGCTTCAAAATTTCTTCAAGCTTGTCTCCGGAAAGGGAAGTGAAGGCGTTTGAAATAGTCGGTGCTGCGTCTTCAATATCAATATCAAGAAGTCCCTTGTCGGCACCGACACCACCGAGCATGGGGGCAAGTCCGGTGAGGATGGGAAGAACGAGCGTTGCCAATTCACCGCTTATGTTTGCGGCTTTAAACGCCGGTAGCGGTCGGATATAAAAGCTATTATCGCCGATGACTACGCTGCGTGTTTCAAGTCGTTTCATTGCTTATCTATTCTCCTCGATATTGTTATTATTCGGTAAGGGTTGCGTCGCCGGTGTCAAGCTCCCACTCTCGGTTATTAGTGTCTTTGCCACGAGCGAGGGTAGCCTTCTTGGTTACCCATGCGGCTTCTGTATTGAAGACGGTGCCGCCCTTAAGGTCTTTGATAAGGACAGGGAACAGTCCTTCTCCGTTCTCCCGGTCAACGTCTGCCATGTTGGAGAAAAAGGCGTTGCTTTCGCTTGTCTGAAGCAGGGAGATTTTCACCTTGAAGGTATTGTCCGGAGAAACTGCACGAACAATTTCTCCATCGCAACCGACTTTCTTTGTGATGCCTTCTCCGTTTGCTTCGATGCTCACAAAGCTATCATCGGCAATGCCGGTGACGACGTGAGAGCCGCAAGCAATAGTGACTTCTTTCGGGTTATATGTTTTAACTTTGCCAGCCATATTAGTTTACCTCCTTACATGATAAGGTTTTCATAGTGCAGACTGCCGGTGATTTCAACGACGTGAATAGCACCCGCAAGACGGGCAGAAAACTTACAGTCTTCCAAGACACGGCTGTTTTTCTTTTCACTCGGAATGTCCGCGGCGAGTGGTACGGAAGTGACATATCCGTGGTTCGGAATGCCGTCCGCGCTATACTCAGTCGGGCAGATACCGCCATATCTCTGTCCGTCTTTCAGGGTTGCCAGCATCTGATTTTCAACGAGTCCGATTCCGCCATCTGTGTAGGGAATCTTCGGGTTGACTATCAGCAGATTGACAATGCGCATAGTCATGTCGTTCTGCAGCCAGTCTCTGAAGCGTATAACATCAATCCACTCGCCGCCGTTTGTTTTGCCGCCCATCGTGACTATCTTCGATGCTACGGAGATGACATAGTTGATGTTGGCGGCACCCAGCTTGCTAATGACGGTTGCAGAAAGCTTCGAGGGAGTAATGGAAGACAAAGGCTTAAGCGCCCATGTTTCCTGTCCCGCGTGGTACGACATAGCTTTAACCGCTGCGGCTGCCGCCATGCCATACTTGTTCTCAACCGGAATGTCACTTGCAGTCTGGTCGTCCGTGACTTTGGGATAAAATGCAAAACTGCGGAAATATAATCCGCTTTCAGCTATCGGAGAGTCGGGGTCATCGTCGATGTAACCGCAGATTTTGTTCTGCGTTTCCGTCCACTCGATGACGCTCTTGACTTCCGCCTCGGTAATGCCGACAGGGCAGACACAGTACCATCCGCTTGTGGTAAGTGCCGATTCAAGCACCTGAGTTGCGGTCTGCGCTTCTCCTATGACAGCTACATATACCTCGTAGGGTCTCGGAGACTGAGCAAATGCAACGCGAGCGGCTACGCCGACAGGGTCAGCGCTTTCGCCGGTTGCTTTGAAGCCGAGTGCTGTGATTTCGGCAAGGCTTTTATATACACCGATTGCCGGAGTAGTGCCGACAGGAGCGGCAGGGGCAGGACCTAAAATGAGGATATTGTCGAAATTGGCACTCGTTGAAACGGGCGTGTCAAGCGAAATGTCAACTCTTGCTATCCTGTCAAGATTAAAGCTCATGGGGTGTTATCCTCCTTTATGAGAATGTTATTGATACGTACATTATTGAAAAATTCTTCCTCATCCTCGACAGATTCATCTGCTCCGCGATATCCGGTAGAAAGGGAAGTAAATCGGATTTCTGCTTCTAACATAGCGCGAAACTCATAACTTGTATCGTTGATGAGGTCGGTAAGGTCCTGAACGTTGTTAATCAGGACTATGGCAATATCTTTCGTGTGACAAAATTGCTGCACATACTCCGAACCGAGAAAATCAGCGAACTTCATGAGGTCGTTTGCCGCTGTGTTTTCCATCGCCGGAGTAATGCCGTCGCCAAGGTTTATTTGAGTACCCTGTGTAAAGAGGTCTATCTGAACCATCATTGTCGACGGATAATAACTAACGAGCCTGCCGTTAATCATTTTAGTCGGAGGATTCAATGGACGGTTGACAGTACCGAAGGAAAGCGTTACTAACGGACTTGTCTTTACGCTGTAACTTTGCTTTGCATATACAACAGACGCTTTGCCGTTGAAATATTGCTCCGTCAGCTCATATATAGCCTTTCTCGCTTCTTTCACGTCCATTTAATAACCACTCCTTTATCCTGAAATTACCGGTTTGTCTACGGCGTATGGCGCTGTCTCTGCTTCTGCGACTTCCACGAACTCGCTCTTGCAATGCGAGAGTATAGTGTGGTCCCAATATACTGAGCTTTTACATTCATACCAATGACCGGCATATAACAGCCAGTCTCCACGTCTGCCGGTTGATTGGTCTGCCGTGGTAAGTATCATGTCGCCATAAGCTTTGAGCCGCTTTGTTCGTCTTTCTCCTTCGGGAAGTGCAAGTAATTCGTCAGCGGATAACGGCTGAACATTCAACCGCGTTATAATATCCTCGTAGGTTGTGTGGGAATAGCCGTCAACGACGGTGTCTGCGCCGAAGCGTCTTATTGTAAATTCTCGCCGGAACATTCCGATACCAGCCATATCATTTCTCCCCTTTCTTCCGGATGACATAATGAACTGACTGCCTCATCTGTCCGGTGTCAATCAGCGGTTGTGCGGAGCCTTTCATCTTGATGGTAGATGGTGCGTTTGGCTTGAAATTGCCGTGCCGGATTTTTTCTTGAACGAGCTTTACACCGTAAGCGCCGAGAACTTTAAGTCCTTGTTCGGCGTTACCATTGTTTGCAAGCTGCTTCGCCGCCCTTGTGCAAGCCTCGTTGATTTTTTCTTTGTTGTCATCGACGGTTTGCCGGAGGAATGGTCGTGAGGGTGAAGTAGATGTCCCGAACTCGTTGAAGGCGGCTATCTCGGCAATATCCACACTCCTGCCGTCTTCTCCCGTGTGCATCTTCTTTCCTGCTTGAAAACCGATGAAGACTTCGTTGTCTTTCAGTTTCTCAATTTCTGCATAGAACTTTTTGCCCTCGGGAGTGAGTTTGTCATATCCTGCCATCATGCTTCACCCGCTGACCTTATCGGGATTATTACAAGTCGCCGGATAGTAAGATATGAAAGTCCGTATTGAGTAAGAGCCAGCTCCGCATCCGCAAGCATATTGGTTTGCTGATTGACGGAAAAGCTGACTGATGTTTCGCCCTCGGAATAGCTGCTGACTCTAAGCGAGTCACCAATAGTTCCAAGTGCCGTATCGCCGAGACCGGACATTTTCATGCGATGAGCCGTTAAATATGCGAGTGCCTGTTCGTAGAATCTCCCGAACCGCTTTTCACTTATAAACGGCTTTGTGAGTTCAATCCATTTATTAACCTCCTCGTCTCCGATGCTTGCAAATTCAGTTCCCACTAACCGGAAAATCTCGAAGGCTGTCATGGATGTTACTCCTTCTTCTTTTTGCCGGTTTTAGGCTCAGGCTTCTCGTCCGGCGTTTCGTCGGTCACTTCTTCGGGAGTTTCGTCAACCGGCGGCTCTGTCTTTGCAGGAGCGACGGTGCCGGATTTCTCAACAGCAAGACGTCCCATTTTTACAAGATGCTTAATAGCGGCATTATCCTGATAGGCAGCCTCGGTAATGTTTACTGTTTCATCCGGAAGAATGATGATAGTCCCGATGCTGACAACAGATGCTCCGGTGTTCTTTATATTCATGTGTTGCTATCTCCTTTAAAATAAATACAGAGGGCTTGCATTAAAACAAGCCCTCACTACATTTCGGATGCTTATACGCCGACGGCGATGAGCAGGGACATCGGGTAGTAAATCATCGCACCGGCGATTCGAGATTCGCACGGTATGACAACTTCCAGACCCTGAGTCTGTGCCGGGTACTGAATGAAGGACAGCGGGGTTTCTATGGTCAGCTTGCGAGCGTCGTTCTTGAAGAACAGCGCAACGCCCTGTCCGTCGGAAGCAGCGGCATAGGGGTTGGTTTCTACGGAGTCAGCATCAAGTTCCGGACACGAAACAATCTGCTTGATATCCGGAAGGTTGTCCTGAATGTATTTCAGAAGCGTGGTTGCGGTGCCTTCAATGCGCTTGTTAGCAAGCTCAATATAGGCATAGGACGGGAGAGCAAGGGTGTCAGCTTTTTCGACTTTCTTGGTGGTCGTCGCCATCTGCTTCTGCATTCCGGTTATATCCGCGAGTATTTCATCGGCGGTTTTGTCAGCCCATGTGGTTTTTCCACTTGCGCCGGTAGCAAGGACATAAAGCGGAACGTCGTTGCCGAGAGAAAGGACGCCCTTCAGACCGTTGTCAGTATCGCCGTTCCATGCGATTTTGTTTGTCAGGTAGTCAATCTGATACCGAGCAGATTCAGCTTTGCGGACGTCGAGGTTCTTGCCTGCCATTCGGGAAGCCCTCATCTCCTGTACGGAGTAGCCGTAGCTGTTACCGATGCTCTTAATCATAGCGGTCGTCGGCTTGCCCTTAACGTCAGCACGAGGAAGGTCTGTGGCGTAGTTGCTGATAATCTTCGCCAGACCGACTTTGTCATAGCTGTAATAGGTGACGGTTTCAGCGCCGGGGTCGACTTCGTTGGATATCGGGAAAAGCTGAAGTGCCGTAAATTCCGGATACTGTACGTCGTAGGACTGCGACTTTACATAGTCGAGTTCACGAGCGAAGAATACCGAAGCGGCTTCAGCGTCGTCGAAGTTCATGCTGCGGACACCGGCAATGGAGGCAGGGATGTTAGAAGCGAGCAACGCTTCATAATCTGCCTGGTCATATCTCATATGTTTCTGGTTCATTATATTGTTTCCTCCTTTGCTGTTTAGATAAGCTCAACAGGCGCAACGCCATTGCTTGCTCCACCGATGAATCTACCGCCAAGCTGCATGGTTCCGGTAATATCATTCGTGAAGCAGCCCACATCTTCGCCTGTTTTGATAAGACAAAGCTGGTCGCCATAGGAAGGCTCAACGCCTTCGGGAATGCGAACCCAGATTCTGCCTCTTTTCATTACGCCGACAGTCTGATTCTTCAGAACGCGGGTGTTGCCTTCGAGGTCCTGCTGAGTTGTAAAGCCATTAACGGTAATGCCCTCAAATACCAGTTCGGTAGATTCGGTAACAGGAAGCTTTACATTGCTTCCAGGTACACTACCTCTGATAACGCCCATTCCGAAGCCGAGCTTGCCGTCATTTTCCTCGTTGTTGCGGGAATCCACCTGATAGTGGTACATATCATATATGCCGCCGGGAATACCTCTGTCCGTGGCATACTTGTAGGTTTTCTGAGCTGCCATATTACTTGTCCTCCTTTTTGAGTCTCTTAATCATGCGCTCACGTGCCTCTGCTGCCGAACCAACCGACTTGTCCGCCGGTTTAGAGTCCTTGTTCATCGTCATCTGTTTACGCTGATAGTTGGTGTCTTTGCGAGCGTTGTTCAGGTCGTTTACCGCCATGTCAAAAGCAGCATTGACATAACTTTCGCTTCTGCCGTCAAGGTTAAGAGTGGGTTTCAGCTTCTTGATGATAGCCTTTTTCGCACCCTTGACGCTCATGGATTCGAGTCCGTCCATGTTGAGCCTGTCGCCTACACGGACTACACGAAGCATCTCTCGGAAGTCGTCTTTCGAGTCTTTCCGGTCAGCATTTGCATCCGTCTTCGTGTTGTCGTCTTCATCCTCGACAACCTCATCACCGGAGTCGGCAATAGGTTCAGCGGCAGCCTGAAGAACATCAATTACGCCGAGCAGCGCGTCAATGTCTTCATCCTGCTGTGCGATTACCCCCATAGCAGCGCCGAGGTCTTCCGGGTCGCCTTCGGCATCTCTGCGGTCACGGCGGTCTCTTACCATCTGCACGGCATCTCCATCTCCCGTAGGGGCGGAGGTGATTTCCTCAACCACTTCTTCGACTATCTGTTCTGCAACAGGATTACCGGTGTCCGTGACGGGTTCCTCGGTCTCATCCGCTGCCGGTGCCATGCGCTCTGCGCGGCGCTGCTTGTACGCCTCGACGGCGGCAGTCATTTCTTCAGGACTCAACATGACGCCGTCTTTTCTTTTGGTTTTAGCCATTGTTTTACCTCCTTTAAGGTAGTTGTTTGTATTAGGGTCACGGGCATCAATGTTGAGCCGTGCCTGTTCACCAGCCCTCGCATTGCTGACAAGAGCGAGATGATTAATTACTATGTCACGCTGTATTGCGTCATACGGTTCGCCATTCCATTCTCCCGGCGTATCATCAAGACGCAGATTATATCCAAGCGAAAGCTCTCGCAATCCGCTCTGCTTCATTGCGTCTGTATCGTGTATGACTATTTCAGCTTTGACATTATCGCCGTCCCGATAGCCTGCCGATAAAATTGTTCCTATCTGGGCTTCGTTGACATTATCCTTATCAACGTAACCGGCATCATGAGTTATGATGATTGGTTTTCCTCGGTAGCTGTTCAGGCTCTTTTCGGCGAATACTTCTTCCGGAAGTCTTAACTCCCGCCGTGTACTTCCGTCCGAATTCTTATACTCGAAGACGCCAACAGAAGTGACAATAGGATGGTCTATCAAGAAGTTCTCATCCGTGAAATATGTCTGGTCTAATTTAACGCTGTCGAGTCTTTGTGCAGGATTCTGTTTGTTCATTGTCAAAAGCATTACCTCCTTTTAGCCGTCTTCGGCTGTGTTGTGTTGCTATCAGATAATCCTTTTCATGTATACACTTCCTCCTTGTCGATGATAATGGGAAGGTCGATGGTCTCAAAATCGAAAATTGCAAGAGCAACGCACCGGCATTGATAATCTTCGCCGGGATGACATCGACGTCCGGTTTTTGTATCTACAACAGGCGGGTCGTTCCAACTGAAACGCTTTCCGTCAAGCGCTCTATGACTCGGACGAACTCTGCTGTCTCCGGATGTGGACCACGTGTATTCGGTGACACCGGCATCCTCTTGCTGCTGTCTTGCAATCTGACCGTTGAGCTTCGCAATCTGGTCTCTTGCTATCAATCGGGCATGACTGCGTCCGAGTCGGTAAACCTCTTGAATATCCTTGACTATGCTTGTTGTCGGTTTACCGCTCCGGTATCCCTCCAAAACAAGCTGACGCATTTGTGAAAGACTTTCCTGCGGTATGGTCTTTATCAGCCCTACGTTATTATCAATCCATTCCTGCATCATCTGCCGGAATAATTCACCGGTATAGTAATCGTCTTCAAGCTCAATGCCGAGAGTGGCTTTAACCGCTTTCTTCCATTCGGCTATGCTGAGCTTTCGGGTAAGGTCTGCCATTTTGGCAATCTTATACTCTAAGCCGTACTCGGTTAACTCACGCTGAAGCTCTGCGGCGATTCTGTCAAATACTTTCATCGCGATAGCAAGAAGGTCGGAAGTATCGTCGTGCCGCCGGTTCCGATTCTTTTCCTCGTCCGCGGCATTTTTGATTTCCGGAAAGTGTTCTTTTAAAAGGTTGTTGAGCAATCGCAGATAGGAGTTGGTAATACGCTGGAACTCTCTTTCTGCTTGGTCGGGATATCGAGGAGGACGTTTGTTGTGAAGAACAGCATGGCTCCCGAATTTCTTTTTTAAAGCTTCCTGAACCATTCGCTGGTGCGCAATTTCATTCACGGCATATCCTCCTCAATCCTTACCTCTGCCGTATTTATCAACCTTCATTACGTCCTTCCAGTCTCGGTACTTGTCGCGCTCAACAATGTCGGGGGTGCATGGTTTATCACACCCTTTGTTGGACTGCTTGCAGATGCACACCGTTTTGCCGTTGCGAAAGTCGATATATACTTTGATATACTCTACGCCTATCTTTTTTTCCAAAATACCATCTCCTTTCAGATAACGGCAAAAAAGGCGGCAGTATTACCTGTCGCCTTGTTGGTTTGTGTTTTTGCTGTTGTATTGTCTCCTAACGACTGTCGGGATTTAGCGTTTGGGGTTCTTCAAGATAAAAGGACAGAACGAACAAACCGCCCTTAAATCGCATTTAAAGGCGGTTGTGCGCAGTATTGAGTTTCGAGGAAATTACAAGACCTTCTGCCCATTCTTCCATGCCTCTCTCGCTTGGTTCAGGCTCATACGGTTTGCGCATTCTTCTTCGTCGGGGTCTTCAAGCTGAATGAGGTCGTCCTGCCAATTGCACACGGGACAGATATCATCGTCCCCAGCACTTTTAAAAGTATATTTACCACAAACTGGGCATTTATAGCTTTCTCCGGCTTCAACTATTATTTTATTTTCCTCCATCTTTTTTCTTCCTCCTTTCATAATATGCCATTGCACTCTCATGGTTAGCAGTACCGTTATTTTTTACTTTTGCCTTCATATAGGTGCAAAGATTTTGATTCGGAAATCCTGAAGCGTATTCGGTTGTTTTGGTGTTGTATCTTACGACTTTTCCTTTTTTTGTGCTATATCCGATTATATCTCCACCGCACGGCTGTTGCAAAAATTCAATTCCTGCCTCTAAATACTCTTTTTCGCTTGAATATCCAAATTCCCAGCTGTGTTTATTGTGATGCTTTGCTAACAATTCAGGGGTAGAAAACCCTTTACAAGAATCATTCTCGCCCTGCGATGATACCGGTCTTGGAGCGTTTGCATTACCGGTACTCCCTTGCTTGCCTTCTCCGGAGCTTTGTGTCGCTCCCGTCTGCGCATTTGCTTCAGCACCGGCTTCAGTAGCTTTCGCTGCACTTTCTTTTGAGCCTTCGGACGTGCTTTTCTTTGAGCCTTCGCCGGTCGACTCCTCAGAGGATTCTTCGGGTTCTTCTTTCGTGCTTTCGGTCGTTTTCTCACCGGAACTGCTGCCACCGGAGCTTCCGCTTCCGGATGTAAATTTACCGCTCTCGTCCCGAGGATGGTCTGACTCAACAAAGTCGTCCGCTCTCCTATATATTATAACCGATTCTTCGCCGGATGGCAAGGCATTTTCTTTTAATTTTTCGTCTTCATAAGAATTATTTACCTCGTCATAAAGAACCTCGCTAAGCATTCTTATACTGTCGGCGAAAGGAAGAAACAAGTTATCATTCTCGCCCTGAACCATTTTCAGGACTTCCCCGAGGTCGGTCATCTGAGGCGCTACCATCTCCGAGCGGTCGTCGCATTTTATCTTTCCGTCATAATCGGTAGATAAGTAATACATCGGGACGCCGTATTCTTTCGGGAGTCCGACGCGGACGCCTATCGGAGTTAGGTCCTTCGGGGTGATTCCGAATTCTTCCTGAGTTTCACGTATAGCAGCTTCTTCCGGTGTTTCGCCTTCTTCAATGTGTCCTCCTGCTCCGCAGATTTTATAAGGGCAAAACTCGGACTTGCGAATACCGGTTAGCATTCTGCCGTCTTTGATGATAAGGACGCCTACGGAGTTCGGTTCGTCTTCGTCCTTTTTTATCTCATCTGCAACAGTTCCCGGAGGTTGTATCGTAACCGGTGCGGGAGCGGATTGTTCTGTGCCGCCGGACGCACCGGCTTGTTCAAGATTCTTTTCGGCAGCTTCAACATCGGATTCTGTTACTCCGCCATGCTCACCGAATAAGGAGTTATATAAACTGTCGTCATCTTCCTCAACGATATCTTCAACATCAAATTCCTCGTTGGATGCCAGCTTGCGCCGAACTTCGGACGGGTCAATGGACTGCATATCAACATAAATTTGTGCCGTCTGCGCTTTCGTTAATGCTGTGGCGGCTCTTGTCTGTTCGACTGCCGCTTCTTCCGTTTCGCTCAAACTCCATAGCGGATTGAAAGACAATTTGTATTCGGGTTCTTCTTGCAGTTCTCCGGACGAAACACCGGCGCGGTAAATAACATCAAGCAAGTACCGGAAATTTCGTTTGAGCATTAACTTTTGAATTCGCTCTACGAAGTTATAGTAGTTTTCAAGGTCGCTCTCACCGGTTGCGTTCATTCCGGTAGGGGAGCGTCCAAAAAGAATCGTCTGAGGAATGTTTGTCAATGCCGACAGCATATTACAGGTCGACTCAATTACATCCTTAACACCGGAGAATTGAAAGGTTTTGAAGTCATAGGTTTCGCCCTCGGCGTCAATAGCGATGCTGTTTAGCAGTCCCCGCGCCATGTCAATAACTTCGAGTCGCTTCAAAACTTCATTCTCGCCCTGCTCAGTTGCGAGGAGCTGGGCAAGATTCTTCATGGAGTAAATCGCCTGTACGCTTCTTTCAAGGAGCTTGACGGCATCGGTGTGCGCTGTCGTCGTTTCCCTTAACGCTCTTTTAATGCGTACATACTCCGGCATTCCCCAGAACTGATATGTTGATTGAGACACCTGTTCCGGAAGAATACCGTTTTTGAAAACGAGGCACCGGCTCTCATGTACTTTAAACGAACCGAACATACTGTTGACATAATAAAATTCCGGTTCTCCGAAGCGAGATATCCTGTTTTTCTTTCCGTCGTTACCGTAGTCTTGCAAATAGAGGCTTACATAATCCGGCTGTACGACTGCTCGTTCAAATACACGAAGTTCATCAATACTCCGAACATTTTCCCAATCAACAGGGTCTTCGAGTCCTTTGCCGTCATCGATGAGCATTACAATAATTGAACCGCCGTATAGCCTCGCCCATTTAATAGCAGCGGTTGCCTTTTCTTCCCATTCGAGAATATCTAAAGCTTCTTCCGTAAAGGCTACAAGCTCATCGTTCTTAAGATTGAGGTCAAAACCATGCTTTACTGCTTCTTCTGCCGGTGTATCGACGATTTTGGCAAATAAACCATTGCCCTCATAAAGAGTAGTAAGATGGTAATCGGGAACATACGACTCTTGCTGAAATACATATGCCTCGGAGTTGTCTTGTTTCGTTCCGAATTTATTCAGAACATTTGTATATCCATCTTCCCTGTTAGGGCGAACCGCTTTGCCTTTGTTTATTTCATCGAGAACCTGACGTCCTCTTATACTTTCCTTGCTCAATGGCACTCTCATTATAAGTGCTTCCCCCTTTTCTCAGAGTAGATGTTTTATGTCAAACGTGCCGGCGAGTTCGCTGAATGCGGCGCTTGTAGCGTCTACCATGTCCTTGTATCTTCCCATCGGGAACGATTCGAGCTGACTGAGATATGTCTCGTTCCATGCTCCGTATACAATATCAAAATTACCGGCTTGCCATTGCGCGGCTACCGGTTCGGCTCTCGCTTCCTTTGAACCGGTTTCGGCAACCGCCTTAACTGCAAAACCGGATAAGAATTTGATATAACTCTGCGCTTGGTCTTTTCCGGCTTGTCCTGGGTCTTTCGGTATTCGGATGTGTACTCGCTTGCGTTCGGCTCTGTCTTTTTCAGCCGTGAGTTTTATCAGTTGTCGGACTTCATTTGCTGCCATGCGGACGTTAATAACATCCGCAACGACATATCTTCCGTTGCTGCGTTTCCCGATTAATACACCGGCGGTATAAGCGGGGTCGCCGCCCTCGTCTTCGGATGTTGCTGCAAGGTCCCATCCCCTCGCCCATGACACGACGTCTTCCGGCACGAACTGAAGAATAGAACCAAGCTGTGTTCGTTTGAAATATAATCCCGCTGCCGGTTTTATCTTCCAGTTTCCGAATAAAAGCCGTTCTCGTTCAACAATCGGGAGAGCTTTAAGGTTCGCAAGATAAGACGGGTTCGACTTAAGCAATATCTGGTTATCATAAATCGTACTTGCTATAAAAGTTACCGACTTCGGTTCTCCGAGTTCTTCCGGAGTAACAAGGTTAAATTGCTCAATCAATTCTTCCTTTGTGTCAGCCCAATTAATAATCTCATCCCGTCGAAGCATCCAGCGAATTTTGCCGGAACGCTCTTTGATAGGATAGCCGGTTTCGCTGTCAATCCACCATTCTATGAACTTTGCTACCCAGCTTTCGGGGTCAGGATTGCACGATGCTCTCACATACGGGGTTACACCGCAAGTTGAACGGTTTCGGGAAAGCATATAAAAGAATGTTTTTTCGGAGAAATGAGTAAGCTCATCAAAGTATAGTCCGCATATCTGCGAACCTTGCCACTTATGGACGTCTTGGTCTCGCTCAATATGTGCGAAACTTATCTTTGATATTTCGCTTCCGTGCTTGTCTCTGAATACCCACCGGCTTCTGCCGAGCTGAGGAAAGGCGTTCCGAATGCCGCCATATAACTTGTTGCTCTCGTCCCAAAGACCGCCCTGCGAAAAAATCTGGTTATGATTCTTGCGGAAAAATACCGCACCATAACCTTCTTTGTCTTTCCATCGGACAGCATCAATCAGCATTCCGCTGGTCTTGCCGCCTCCGGCTGCTCCGCCGTAAATACATATTTGAGCAGACGACTGTAAGAACCGTTCCTGCGCTCCTTTTTGCGGCGCAATGATTCTTTTCTTACTCATCGTCATTGTCCTCTAATCCGTTGTCCGGAACATAGATGACAACATCTTCGCCGCTTTCTTCCGACTCGACTTTTTGCCGGTAATCTGCCAAAACATCAGCTCTTGCGAGGCGTTCCAACTCGGCTGCTATTCGGATAAAGTTAGAAATGTCCTTGTCATCCATGTTAGCGAAGTCTTTGTTTTCAAGGGCTTTATACGCCGCATTCTGCAATCGCATTGAGAGGTTGATGTGGCGTTCATTCATCTTGCGCCGCTCACGAACTGCATCTTTGAAGGCTTCTTTTTGGATGTCATTATCAAAAGCCCGACAGCGTTCTTCCCAATACCACTTAGCTTTCCATCGGGAAATTAACGGTCTACTTTTGGATAATGTTTTGCATACGCCTTCAACAGTTCGTTTTTCCGAGTCGCGGTAGGTTTTAAACGCTTGCCATGCTGCTTCCGTTTCGCCTATCTGCCGCTCCCAAAGACGAGGTTCTTCTGCGGATTTTCTTCCCGCCATTCATTCCTCCCTCCTTTGAGTTGTAAGATGTGGCTACACGGCGATTCCCTCCGCTATCGCTACTTTCTTCGTGATTATTGTTGTTACCGGTAAAATAATAGCTTCATATGCGACTTTAAGTATTACCTGAGTAATTCCCATAATTAGCAGCGTTTTCGGAGGCATCGCTCCGATAAATGCTAAAGGAATAAATATAGCGCTGTCCGTTATTTCTCCGAGTAAGCTTGACAAAATCGCTCGCCATGCAAAACCTTTCATGCCCTCATGTTTCTGCTTCATTCGGCTGAACACCTTGTCATTCACGAAGTCGCCGACAATATAAGCAATTACAGAGGCAACAAACATTCGAGGCGTATTTCCGAGTACCGTTTGAAATGCTTCTTGATTTTGCCAATAGTCGGGAGCTTTTGTCGCGATAGCAATTTGAAATATAATCACCATAAAAAGGTTCATGCCGAAGCCGAGATAGCACGTGAACCGGCTCCACTTGTAACCATACACCTCAGAGAAAAGGTCGCTGAGGATGTAAGTTATCGGGAAGACAATCACCGCGCCGGTCATCGTGATTCCGAAGGGTAAAAGGAATTGCTTCGAGGATATTATGTTGCTCACGAGGAGAGCAACGACGCTTATCACCGTTAGGATAAGTTGAATAGTCGAGACATTCTTTTTTTCAATAATGGTTTTTTTCACTGTGGTTTCCTCACTTTCGTTTTTTTAAATCAATAATATTATAGAGCTGTATGACTATCAATATTAAATTGAGTAACCATACGCTCAAAGCGTTAATCATTATTCCGTATATTACAAATAATACCGCTCCTATCGCATTGACGGCTCTTATTTGTACGGGTTCTTTAAAAACAAAGGACAGTAGGACAATTATGGTTGCTACTATCCCTATTACTTCAATCGCCATAAGCGTTCCTTTCCGAAACGAAACCGTCTTCCTTTATCGTTTCTATCGGAAAATGACTGTCGCTTAACACCGTTATCTTTAAGTGTTTGGGGTTATAAATTTCTTTAAATAATTGAAATACAGCATTACAAAGGTTTTCGGTTGTTAATTTCTTCCCGTTTAAGTCCTTTTTAAAATAATGCTCTAAATCGTTGAAGTCAACAATAGTTTTATCGAGTTCGACTTCGCAAATGACCGTTGCCCTATAATAGTTAGGTCCAAGCGGACATAACGCTGTAACGGGAGCGGTAAACTTCATACGTGTAATGCCATCGGCATTGGAGTAGGTTTTCATTGGTTTTCTTCTCCTATTTCATAATTTTATATATCGAGTATTCGTGCGTATTGCGCCCAGACAGCAGCATTATGATTATGTAATGCAACACCATCTATTCTTTTATTTTTGCGATTTATGTTTTTTCCGTTTCTGATTAATGTGTTCCCGCTTATATCAAACCACTCCCCGAATCTCCCCCCCACCGTCCAAGTGGTAGAATCAATCGAGTCAAACTGATATTGTTTAAACATTCTGGTATCCGTATATCCGAGTCCGTGAATTTTTACATCTTTTTTGTGGGCATAGTCAATAAACCACGGGAACATATCTTTATACTTTTTGCTTCGGCTGCTCACTATACCGCCGAGAGATACATACTTATACTCATCGCACATACGCTCGAAGTATTTCCATCCTCGGCTTATATGCCACACGGGGATACATTGTTTTCCGGTACGTTTCTCTATTCTTTTTCTTATTTCTTCAACTTTGTTAATGCCGACTATTTTATCAATGTCAAGTTCAAAAAAATAGTGTATATTGTTGTCATTAATAAACTCAATATACTCATCAACATATCTGCTCCACTCATCTAAGGTTACGGTATGTCCCTTTGTAAAGAACGTAAATGCTCCACTATCACAAAGAAAATCCTTGCACCAGGAGCATCTTGTTAATTCCATTACTTTTTCTTGCGTGCTACTGCTCCCTCGACAAGCCGCAAAAGAAAATAGTATATATGGCGGTTGTGCATATTTTATAGGTTCTATTAAGCTTTCCACTCCCGCAAGATATAGTTTCATCGATTGTCTACTCCTGTATCAAGTGTCGAGCATTTTCGCATATTGAGTCCAAACTTTCAGATTAAGGACATTGAGTTTAGGTCCGTCTATCGTTTTGTCGGGAAACTCCTTTCTTACTTGACGCATTGCATTATTTTTATATTCGAAGGTGTTACCATATCGTGAGCCGACATTCCAAGTGGTTGAGTCAACCGAGTCAAAAGGGTATAATTTAAATTTATTTGTATCGGTATAACCGAGTCCGTGTATGCGGACGCCTTTTTTATGCGCATGGTCGATGAACCATGGAAATAATTTTTCGATTGTTTTTCCGTTGGGGTTCTTTGCAATACCTCCAAGAGAGACATATTCGTACTCATCACACATACGCTCAAAATAAGCCCACGCCCGATTGATGTGCCATACGGGAATGCTTTGCTTTCCTGTGCGTTTTTCTATCCTTCTCCGATATTCTTCCACCTTTTCAAGTCCGACTATTCTGTCGATATCAAGTTCAAAAAAATGGTGAACATTATATCCATTGATAAACTCGATATATTCATCTATGTACCTATCCCATTCGTCCAGCGTTTTTGACCGTCCTTTTGTGAAAAAGGTGAACGCTCCGCTGTCTAATAGATAGTCGTTACACCACGGACGTGTAACGCAGTCCATGATTTTTTGCTGAGTTTTTTCAGCTCCTCGGCAAGCTGCAAATGAAAACAAAATATAGGGGGGCTGCGCTTCGTTAAACTCCTCGATATGACTTTCTACACCGGCAAGATAGAGTTTCATGGTTCGTCAAACCACTCGCCGCAATGTGGGCATTGAATACGGTTAGGTTCTTTGTGTTGGTCTGGGTCAACCGCCTTTTCTTTCAAGTAATCATCAATATTAATTTCCGGAAGTTCAAAGAAACCGAATTTCTCCATGTCAAAATCTATCTCACCGAGTTCAATATTTAAAGCTGCAAGGTCCCAGTCGGCGAACTCGTTGGTCTTGTTATCAACAAGTCTGAACGCCTTGACCTGTTCTTCATTATTGTTTTCATATTCTTTAATATCGCCGATAGGCATATAAATTATTTCCATTGGTTTATCCTTTCGGTATTAACAATATAGTATTATATATTACGAAACGGTAAGATAAGAACAAAATAAAAAAGACGGGAACTCCCGCCTTTGTAATTATACAATATTTTCAGCTTGCATTATATCATATATCATAGCGACAAGTCAATGACATTTTTTTGACACTTGCCATATTACCCTTGTTCTATCCATCCGAATAATAATGCGCTGAGGTCTTGTAAGGCGGCTCGATTATACCGGTAGACGGTTCTTTCATCGACATAAAACGCTTCCGCAAGCTCTTGTACGGTTTTTTCATTATCGGCAAGATATAAGTAGTATACAGTTTCCCACTTCCTGACGACTTCCGGTTTTCCCGACGACTCACACCGGAATCGATAATACTCCAGCATCTTAGTAACATGGTTTAATATCACTCTTACTTTACCGGTTCTTTCCTGAATAGACTCAACAGACAGCGATACACTTTCCTTTCCTGCACCCATTAATTCTATAAGTGTTTGCAGTTCCATGTCTTCGTCAAGCTGAATTGCGTCGAAGATAGCGTCTTCAGAATACTTCACCAATCCTCTATACTTTTCCAAAAGAAGACGGGTGTTGTATAATCTTTTATCCCGATTCTCTTGCCGAACCACTTCAATTTCTTTCCGATATGCCTCAATAGCAGCCTGTGAAGCAACTTCGGTGATTTTCTTTAGCTGCGCATTCGTTAAGCTTATGTTTTCGCTCTTATCTTTTGTTGCCATGTGTTGCTCCCTCCATGAGATTAACTATACCGACAGCCGTTCCCGCGTTTCATGAGAACGGCTGTCAGGATAATGGTTCATAGTCCCAGACTAATACATATCGCTTCGTTGAGTTTTTCTTCGGCATCAGTATTTATTACCGTTCCGAGATAGTTAATCAGATTTTCTTTTCCGATTGTAAGTATATCCTCTAATATCGCAACGCTTGGTTTCTTCAGCCCGTGTTGCGGTCCAAGTCGGACGTGTGTAGGAAGATGTTTTTTCTTGACACTCGTAATTACTGCTACAATAACGCTGCTGCTGTTAATGTTGCCCTTGTTGTTTTGAAGGATAATGACGGGGCGAAATCCTCTTTTAGAGCCGTTTCCAGCGTTTCTCAGGTCTGCGAAGAAAATATCGCCTCGTCTCGGCTGAATACTACCGTTTCTCAACCGGTATTCCTTTTTCAGCTTCTATTCGGGCGTTGTTCGCCTCTTGCAGCAGCATTAAAGTTTCATCGAGCCTTATTCCGAGTGCTTGCCGTTTTCCATCAACCGTAAAGTTTATTGATAAAACTCCATTTTCCCAGCTCGCCATTATAGTACAAGCGGTCTGCGTTTGTCTGAACTCGTCGTCATGAAATAAGGTGTGTACGCAGTTTGCCTCAAGCTGTACGCCATCTTTGACTCCGCTGACATCTTCGGGAATACGTGTTATTTCTTCCATGCTCATCCTCCTTAAAAGGGCAGAGACTCGTTTTCCGGTACTTCTTCAAGGTTCGCGGTTTCTTCTTGCGGTTCCTGAGTGCCCTGCGGTTCTTCTGTCGGGATTACGCCCTGTTCTCGGGCTTTGTTCGACTTCGGAAAATTAACGTCGCTACAAACAATCTCAACCACCTTGCGCTTATTCCCATTTCTGTCCTCATAGCTGTTGGTGGTTAAATATCCGGTGACTTCCATTCCGTCACCCTTCCTGAAATTTCGGCAAATAAATTCTGCTTTTGAGCGCCATGCTACGAAGTCATAAAAATCCGTCTTGTCATTCGTATTGGGACGGTCTACCGCTAAAGAGAATTTGCATACCGGTACGCCGCTCTGTGTGGTCTTTAAATCCGGGTCTCTTGTGAGCCGTCCGGACGTTGCTGTTATATTCATGTTGTTAACTCCTGAATTATTCTGGTTTGCCTCTGAAATCCGCCTCGGCTATTTCTCGACGAAGGGCTTTGTTTTCTTTTATATTAAGCAATGGTTGTTCTGAAATGCCCATCTCGGACAATTTATCCCTTGCTCTTTGTAAAGGCACGTTGTTACATACCTCAACCAGCCTTGCGTAAAATCTCAAAAGTTTTCTTGCGGTAAAGCCTTCCTGCGTAAATAGCGTGAACAAAACTAAATCAATTTGGTTTCGTTCAAGTTCGGATATTACTTGCTCTACATAAGCTTCGGCTTCGGATGTATTCATTTGTTCCCCTCCGCTTGGACTCCGACTATCTCAACTTCCACTCTCGGTTCATCGCTGTACCACTTACTGACCGTGACATCAACCACCTGAACGTCATCGCGATAAGCAACGGAGTTAAGCGAGTCAAGTATCGATTTAACTACATTATCGCAGTCGGGCTTTTTTGTCGGTCGAATTATTCCTTGCCTCATCGCCTCCTTTTGCTTTTTACTCTTTGAAACAGGGATACCGTAAAAAGCTGTGATACGCACTATAAGCATGGCGTCGTCCGGAAACTTAATACCTCGGCATTGCTGCTGATATTCCATGCGTACAAGGTTCTCATAGATAACAGTTCTTCGCGGTGTTATCGCCCGGACGACGCCTCCCCTCGTGCTGAACTGAGGTCTGCCTTTGCCATGTGGTTCTCCGGCGATGGTAAACTTAGCTGTCATCACTATATTATGCGCTGGGCTTTAATACATATCTGGCATAGCGTTTGTCGCCGTTTGTTTCGGTAACAGAAACGATGTTGTGTCCGCTCTTTCGGAGACTGTAAATTATTCCGGATAACCGAGTGGCGCGATATAGCCTTATGGCGTCCCATGAGGTTATGCTGCCGAATTGTTTCAGGTGTTCAAGTACCTGTTGCCTCTGAGTTACTGTGTTCATTCTTATTCCTCCTCGTCTTTCTCGTCCTTCTTTGTAGTGGTTCTTGGTTTTGTGTAGTCTATGTAATATTTGTAGCTTCGTTTTCCCTCGGTTCGCTCCCGAAGCTGTCTCACGGTGTAGCCGTTTTTTATGAGGATAGCTGCAACTGCAAGCCGGTCCTCCTCGGCGAATATTTCAATTTTACTCATTAATCACCCTCCAAAAATGTCTTCATTGCATCGAACCTTTTCTTTGCCTCTATCTTCCGGAACGATGCTCCTGTAAATCTTACCGGATAACACATTTCAAAGATACGGTCATATATTCGGCGGTATCGTATGTCGTTTGTCCTCTGCATCTCGCTTAATTCGAGGTTGGTTGTCAATATCATCGGCATATTGCTCCGATATCGGTTATCTATATAAGTATAGACTTTTTCCAAAGCGAAGTCTGAACCGCTTTCAACTCCGAGGTCGTCGATAATTAGCAGCTTTGTGCTATCGAGTTTTCGGGAAACTTCCTCGTCGTCCGCTTTAAAACTACGAGCTTTTTCCATCAGTTTTGCAAAGGAAGTCATAACTACCGATATTTTACGATTGAGTAAATCGTTTGCAATACAAGCCGCTGCAAAGGTCTTACCGGTTCCGACATCCCCATAGAATAACAGTCCTTGGTTATTTTTAAGCATTTCCTCAAAGTTGTCGGAGTACCGCTTGCATAACCGGAAGATTTTTTCGTTTTCTTTTGTTGTCCGGAAAGACTCAAATGTCTGGGACTTGAACTTATCATCCATTAAACTCGTTATCTTAAGGTTATGGATATATTCGTCCCGCTCCTGCTCCTCCTTTCTCCGTCTTCTTTCGTCTTCAGTCTCTTGCTCGCACTTACAATAACACGGAACAATAAACTCACTATCCGGTTTAAATGGATGTTTCGCTTTACGGCGTTTTGGTGTATGACATTTCCCGCAGTATAACAATCCATCATCGGGGTTAATATAATCCTCATCGAAAACTTTTTGTTTTTCGTAAGCATCCTCAAGTACTCCGGCAACTATCGGTCCTAATGCTGCAAAGTCTCTTTCATCCATTTTTTGTCACCCAATCCTTGAAGGGGTCATCGGGATTAAAGTCTATCGGAGCGCTGTCGTTACTGATAACCGGAGTGCCGTAGTCATCCTTCCACCGTTCTTGGTTGAGCCATGTCGCCGGATGAGGAATGAATTGTCCGTGGTCTTTATTCCATTGTTCGCACTTTTTAGCCCTTGCAAGTCCCTCCATTATTTCGTCAAATGTTTTTTGCGTAGGAGATATCCTTTTCCATATAGTTTTAGCTTTCGCCACACCGGCTTTACGCGGATATGCCGCATAGAAGATATCAAAGCGTTCTTCTATGAGACTTTTCTTTTTCGGCTTCTCCTCCGAATCCGGCTCCTCGTTTTCGTTTGCTTCGCCGTTTGCTATATTGTTTGCCATCGGTTTTGCCATGGCAAATTCATTTTTGCTCTTTTGAGTGTATCTTGCATCAGCTCCTTTTTTTCCGGCGGTTGCCCTTGCTTCACTTATTAATCCGTCTTTAACCATCCGCTTTTGCCATAACCGGTCATTGTCTAAATGCAGTACCTCGTTTGCTATCAGCTCGTCGAGAGCTTCCTTAATTTCTTCGGCATCGAATGGAAGATGGAGCGCCAGCTTGATAGCAAAGTTTGCGACAGCATCGGGAGTCTTCAGGTCCTTCGGTAATAATGTGATAGCTCCGTATTCTTTTTGCTTGTGAAGCACACACATTAACATTACATAAACACCGATGCTCCCAGCGCTGCACTCCCGAAGCTTTTCATCTGAAAGGAAGTCCATAACATACAAAGGGATGTATGGCTGGTCTCGTAACGCCATCTATATTCACCTGCCTTTCTGACCGGCGGCAGGGTTGTACCTGCCGCCATACATCCTTATACGTTTATGCTTCGGGGTTTTCCTGTGCCTCCGGCACGGTTTCTTCGGTGTCCTCGGCGGGTTTCTGTGGATTATCTGCAATCTCATTCAGCTTTGCCAGAGCGTTGTTTACATCCGAAACTTTCATGCCGTTGGTGCTGTCGAATCCGAGTTCCTTAATTACTTCTTTGACAATATTGTTTCCGTCCTTGTCAAAGAGCTTTTTGGCAGTTCTGAACATTTCCTGCTTCTGAGACGTCGTTGCTTCGAGGTCTTCTTCGGCATACACAACCGTTTCATTTGAGTTTATCTGCTGCTCATTTCCGGACGAAGTATATTCAACCGGAACTGCGCCGGATGCTACCATTTCCTCCTCGGAATATACTCCTTCGTAGTCTTTCGGGAAAGCATCTCGGACGCATTGCGAAACAGCTACCTTGTTTATCATCGTGGCGGGTTTTGTTTTCCAGCTCGCCATTCCTTTGTTATACTCGTTGAGGTCAACCTCTTTGAAGGCGGTACGTTCTTTGCCTCCTCTGAGGAATGTTATTCGGCACCAGCCGCCGAGTAATTCTTCGCCAGGATATTTGCACGTTCCTTCTTTTTGCACAATGCTGTTTCCACGGCGGACTGTAATGCCATCTGTCTTAAAGAGATAGTCGGGATTAGCAAACGCTCTCCGCAAATAAGCGTCTTTCCCGACAACCATCTGCGCCGGTTCGTCTTTGCTGAATTTTATGAGGTACACCTCGCCGTTTACAAGCGGGTTGAGGTTCTGTCCTTTACAAGTATTCATGAAGAATACTACTTCTTGGTTGCTAACCAAGTCTGCCCGTCCTCTTACGAGGTAGTTTTTTACGAACTCGAGGTCTAACTCGACGGTTGTTCCGAACACCTCATAGCTTACCGAAAGAGCGTTCTTTTCGGCTTTACTTAATGCTGTACTCATCTTAATTCCTCCTGTTTTGGTTTAGATTACTTGCGGAATCTCATCTGAACGGTTTCTTTAAACTCAATGCCGGGGATTTTTATCCTGCCGCTGGTCGCCCTTATGAGCTTCATAACCGCTGCCGTATCAACCGGTCTGAGTTCCATGCCTTCCATCATAATCGGGACCTTTGTATTATCAACAGAGGTAATTTCCCAGTCTTTAACGGTGGATACGCCCTCAACCTTTGGCTTCTGGCTTGCAACAGAAACGGTCGATGCCGCTTCCTCAATTATCTCGGCTTCTTCGGCTATGGCTGCCGCCATCTTCATGTTTCCGCTTTTTTCGTGTTCTATGGCTTCCTGCATACG